GCGGCCGTCGTCCCGCGCGACCTTGGACCAGCGCCGCGCAACCTCGATCGCCTGGGCGCGGCGCGGGAACAGGGCCCGCAGAACGGTGAGGCGGTTCCAGATCATTCCGGTACAGCTCCGACCTCAAGCAGGATCGGCGGATGAGCTGAGCCCAGCAATGTGACGTATATCGGCGCCCCGGCCGCCAGCGCCTTCAACTCGGCCGGGGTGGGTTGCCAGGACGTCCTCATTGCGGGGGTTCCATCGTCATAGGCGAAGTCCCGTATTGGCAAACCTCGGTAGCCTTGCGCCTTGCCAATGCGCCGCGTCGCGCCCTCGATCGCGTTCACGATCATGCCGGCGCCCCCTGCGGCTGCATGGCCGAGGCCGCGCCCGCGACGTCCTTCAACGCCCCGGCGCCCTCCTTCGCCATGGCCATGGCTTGCATGGCCTGCTGCATCTGCTGCCGCTCGGCGGCCAGCGCTTCTGCCTCCTCTTTCGAGCGGAACATCTTCGCCGGCGCCCCGCGGGCTTCCATGAGCACCTCGAGCGCCCCGTCGGGGTCGATCCGATCGGCGAAGCGCTGCGCCGCGTCGGGGCTCAGCTGGGCGAGCGGTGCGATGTCCTCGAGGATCCGCACGGCCGCCAGGCCCTGGGCGCTCTTTTGGGCGGCCGCCGCGGCCGATTGGTAATCGACCTGCAGGCCAACCTCGGACATTTCCGGCGGGGGCGGGGGCAGCTGGCCGGCGCGCCACAAGAGGGCGAAGCGCCGGCCGATCTTGGGCGCAAGGAACTCCTCCTGCACGCGGCCCTGGTGCGGGGCCCAGAGACGCTGGCGCTCCTCGGTGATCGCCATGACCTCGGTGGCCGTCATGCCGGTTCGGCCGGCAAGGTTCATCAGCGTGTAGTGGAAGGCGTCCTTGATCTCCTCCATCTTCTCGCGCTTCTCCTCGATCGTCAGGCCGGTGCTGCCCGTGATCTCGAGGGGGCGCAGCATCTGGTTGCCGCGCATGTCGAGCGCGCCGTAGACCACCGCGCCGGGCCGCACGCGGCCGTTCAACGGCCAGTCGCCTCGATCGGGGGCGAGGAGCGTCGGGTCGCTGGCCCGCTGCGCCTGGCGCAACGTCGCCTCGTCCATGCGGTTGTGGGCCCGGGCGCTGGCAAGGGCGATGAAACCAGGCCCCACGCCATAGGTGCGGCCGCTGTCGACTTCCCACCGGGGGCCATGGAACGGCATTTCGTCGTAACCGCTCTCGCGCACCAGGGCGCCCTCGATCTCGCAGACGTACCGCGAAACCCACCGCTTGCCCCTGACTCCCAGCATACCCTTGCGCCAGTCGTCATTGGTCAGCACGTGGTGGTAGAAGGTGATCTTTCCCTGGTCACCTTTCTCGGCCATGTCCTGGATCTTCGCGGGCAGGTAGCCCTTCCGCGCGAACATGCGCAGGGCGGCCGGTGCTTTCAGGTGGAACTTGCGCACCACCTCGCAAACCCGGCCAAAGCCGTCGATCTCGTAGCAGACCTCGGCCAGGCTCAAGGTCACGTCCATGATCTTCTGTTCTTCGGCCACCAGCTCGTCGTACTGGGCGCCGTTGCCGAAGGCCGCCAGGTCTGAGAACACCTGCGTGGTCGCGGTGTAGAACGGGCTCACCGCGGGGCCGAAGCTCGCGAGGATCCGATCGCGAACCTTGTCCAGCCAGAGCCGCGCGGGCTGCCAGGCGTTCAGATCGGTGTCGTTGGTTTTCAGGCCGAACCACACATTCGCCGGGTTGGTCAGGGTGCCATAGAGCCCGGCCGAGAAATTCGACTGGGCCATGATCGGGGCGCTCGAGAGGGGTTTTTCCTGCACCTTGGTGGTGTGGTCGTCCAGGCTGAAACCGCCCCGTTGCGGCCGGATGAGGCGGGCGATCGCCTCCCAGTTTTGCTCGTCCTCGACGCGGTCGGTTTTGAGCTCGCCCCAGCGACGCTCGGCCTCGGTAAAGGCCGGATGCTTCACCGTGATCGCAGACATGCTGCTCATGCCGCCACCCCGCCAAGCGTGGCCGTCGCGGGGATCCCGCTCGGGCTGGTCAGGACGTTGGCGGCCGCACCGGCGCGGCGACGACGCAGGCGGGCCTCGATGTCGGCTTGGCCTTGCGCCTCCTCGTTGTCATAGGACGCGACCTGGACAGGCTTCGTCTCGATCGCGGCGGGGGCGGAAATCTTGGGCTTGTTGAAGATGCACATGGGTCAGGTTCCTTCGGTTGTGTGGGGGTGGGCGGACCAGGCGAACTGGCGGTAGATCTCGCGGCCGTTGCTGCCAAAACCCGGCATTTCGGCCTCAAAGGTGAAGCCGATGCCGATCAGGAGCGATGAGGCGGTGGGGTGGCCGGCCCAGGTGCGGGCCTCGACACGGTTGATCCCGCGCTCGAAACACCACTGGGGCATGACGTTGCGCAGGTGCAGCGCCAGGACGGCCAGCGGCCGGCGCCAGGCGCGGTGATCTCGGGCGAGGAGGGCGGCATTGGCCACGCCCGCCTGGCCGCTGTTGGCGATCGCCAGGACGGCGAAGGGGTTGGCGCCATGCGCGGGGTCAGTGTGAACGACATAGCTCGCGACGTGATGCGCCTGCATTGCGCGCCAGTCGCCAAACAGGGCGAGCGCGGTGGTGGCTGCGCCCCGGATGATCTCGGCCTCGAGGCGGTCGTTGACGTCCAGCCGCTGCAGCACGGCCATGGCGGACAAATCATCATAGGGGCGCAGCTGGATCATGCCGCGGCGTCTTTCAGCTCGAGGAGCTTCTGCCGCGCCGCGTTGCACCAGTTGGCGAGCGCCATGCTCTTGCCGGCCGTCGACTGGGCTTTCAGGCTGCAGAGGGTGACGTAGCTGACGTCGCCCACCTCGCGGACCTTCAAGCCCTCCTCGGCCTCGAGCTGGTCAAACAGCGCCGGCCGGTGCGAGTGGTGGTTGCGCTCCTCGATGAGCGCGACCAGGCGCGCCAGGCGCTCGCGCATCGGCTCGGGCGGGGCCTTCGGTTTCGGCTCGCGCTTCGGCGCGGGTGTCGGTTGCTTGGCCATTGGTCAGCCCTCCGCCTGGGGGCGGACTTCAACCCAGTCCTCGGCCAGCATATCCGTCTGGCTGGCCAGCCAGGGCACAACCTTGCCCTCTGCGTCTTTCATGTCGATGTGCGGGCGGTACGTGACGCTCGCGCCTTCGCCCATGATCGACAGCAACGGCTCGCGGTTCACCACGAAATTGCTGCCTGCGACCAGAAAGAGAAACATTCCCTTTCCATTCCAGCCCTCGCGCGCCACGCGGCGCCCTTCCTTGAGGGCTGCTATCGCCTTGCCAAAATCCATCGTTATCCTCCGTAGGGGTTCAGAACGTCGAAGCCGGTCGAAAGCCCACCGGCAGGCTCAGGGGGGCGCCCGAAGGTCGGGCCGCCGTTGTGGCCCATCAGGGCCGATTTCCCGTCTGGGAAACTGATCGGGGAAACCCCGTTCGCGCGGTGCTCGGACAGCAAGAGGTACTGCCCGGCGTCATGCACGTTCGCCTCGGTCAGGGTCTTGTCGGGAACCTTCCGCTTGTCGCCGTTGGCGTCGATCTCGTCTTTCCAGACATACCGGGCCTCAAAGCCTCGGATCAGGAACTTGCACGAGGGGTCGATCAACAGACCCGGTGCGCCGGCGTGAACGAACTCGAGCGCCGCGCGCACCGCTTCAAGGCGGGGCTGTATGCGGTTTGTCCCGATCTTCTGCGGCCGCACGCGGAAGCCTGCGGCCTTGCCGACCAGGCGGTTCCAGGTGTCGTTCTCGTCGGCCGCCTGGCTGGCGCCGTGCTCGCCCGCCATGTCGCCCCAGCCGCCTTCGATCTCCCAGCTTGGCCAGCGTGCATCGAGGAGCTCGGCCAGCCGGCGTCCGAACTCGGCCGCCATGAGGCGCTCGGCCGGGAAATGCAGCTCGCCCAGGATCCGCCAGTGGAACGGCGCCAGGAACTGACCGATGACGGCCGCACCCTTGAAACCCTGGTCGAGCCCAATCCTCAAGGGCAGGCCAGGCTCTGGCGGGATCGTGGCCTCGGCCACGTGGATCCGGCGATTGAACTCGCGCTTAAACACCGGCTCGCCAGCGCGCAGGTAAACGATCTTGTTGTAGATCAGCCGGTCGATCATGTCGCCGCGCCCCGCGAGGCGCATGGCGGCGATCTGGCGCGGGTAGTAGGCGGCCGAGAGGTTCTGCAGGTTTTCGCAGCCGGGCTGGCCGTAACCTGGCTGATTGTGGAACTCGATCCGGATCCGGCGCGTGCCCTCGGGAAGGTCGGCGGATAAGGCCGCACCCATGCGATCGCGCTCCTCCTGGTCGTGAAAAACCCGGTAGGTCCAGTTGTCCTCGTCGGGGGCGTTGAAATCGCAGATGATCTGGCCATAGCCGCGCAGCTCGGGCGGGTAGCCCTCGAAATGCGAGGCGCCCGGCCAGCGGTCGATCCGGCCGATGCCGGCGGTCAGCACCTCGATCGGCACAGTGTCGGTTTCGTTCAGCCAGATGTCGGTGGTCTGGATCCCGCGCATCGCGGCGATCACGTCGTCGCCGAAGGCCATGAACTGCGCCTCAAACTCGATCGGCCCGTGGCCGTCATCGAAGGCGATCACGTGGCTCACCGGCGCCCCGCGGCCGCCCGACCAGGTGCCCAGGTGTTTGGGGAATACCTCGAGGTACGAGGGGATCGTGGTCGACCAGAGCTGGCGGTAGGTTTCGCGCACCACCAGGAGCTTGTAGCGCCGCGTCCCGTCGATCGTGGAGCGAGGCATCATCAGCGCGCGGCGCAGGCGCGATTTCAAGGTGGTGGTGGTCTTGCCGCTGCCCACCGGTCCCTGGATGCCGACAATGTCCGCATCGGACCAGTAGAGCGCCTCGGCGGTCGGCCCGGGGAAAGTGGCCGCACCCTCGATCGGCATGTTGCCTTCGTAGAAATTCCCCTCTAGCTTCGCGATTGCCTCGCTTGCGTCCAGACCCTCGAGATCGGCGACCTTCGCCTCGTCCAGGACCGCAACCCGCCCCTCGTCGGCGGACAGGGAAGGCGATCCCCCCGTACCCCGTTCCCGTGGCCCAAGTGTCGCGCTCAATTTTCGCCCTCCGGATGCCCGAAAAAGTGGGATGGCCTCACACAGAGGGGGAGAGAGTGTCGCGCGCAGGCCGCCCCCCCGGGGGTCGCGCCGGCGGCCGCGATCGCCAGGGCGCGAAGGGGGGTGGGGTCGAGCGCCAGGCGGGCGGCCTCCACTTCGCGGATCTGAGCGAGGGCCTCGAGCTGCTGCGCTCGAGCTCGTTCGCGCCAGCGCTGTTGCTCGGGCGTGCGACCAGAGGCGAAGGCGAGCGCGCCGGGTGGCGATTGATTTTCGATCAATTGGCCGATGCCTGTTTTGTTCAGCGATTTCATGGCGTTACCTCGTCCGTCCGCGAACCATCGTCCGCGCGCCGAATGGGCGGGGCGCTAAGCCCTTGATTTCCTTGGGTTGCCATCGGCATGGGTGGCGGTGCCACGCGACGCGGCTGAGGCGTCACGTCGCGCGCCCCAGCTGGGCCAGGCTGCACCACCTGGGCGGTCTGTCCGCCCGCCACGAACACTTGCACCGGCGCCTGCGGTGCCGCGTCGGGCGTGACCTTGGCCAGGCCATAGGGCAGCATCGCCTCGAGCGAGCGCAGCTGCGCCGTGAACACGAACTGGAACGTCGCCAGGCGCTGCGCCGTGCTCGGGGCCGAGGGTGATCCCTTGTAGCCCGTGGCGCCCGCCTCGGCCCAGGCGAGCACCTGCTCGGTGCGGGCCATGGCGCTCAGGAACGCATCCTCAGTCGAGGCGAGCCCTGCCATCTCGGCCAGGACGTCCTCGGGCAGGCGGTAGCCCTTGGTCGCAAGCCACTCGCGCATCTGGCTGGTCGCCTTGCCCTTGCCGCGTGGCGTGCGCCCTGCATCGCCCGGCTGAGGCTCGTCGGGCAGGAAGGTGAGCTGCTCGCCAGCGGCCTTGGCGGCCGTGATCCGCTCGGCAGCGTCCCGCGCCAGCTCTTCGAACTTGGTGACAGGCCCGACCATGGTCAAAACCTACCCATTTCTAGTGATTTCAGAGGGTTAGACGAACCCGCTACGCCTGTTCCGGCGGCGTAGTGGGTTCTGTAGTGGGCTGATCTTCTCTTTTCCTCTATCTTTTCAAGGATATAGAAGAAGGTCACTACGCCACTACGCCACGACAGACATATCTCATGCGTGATCGGGCGCACGCTCGCACATACATGTGTGTGAGGGGTTTTGGCGTAGTGGCGTAGTGGCGGGCGGTAACGTCTTGATTTGGCTCGCCAAACACCCACTACAGAGGCCACTACAAGCCCACTACGCTTGGGCTGGACCGTAGTGGCCCTGACCCGTGGCTGACGCCATAGGCCCGCGTCAATAATGGCACAATATGGGTCGGGGCGCGAGGCCAGAAAATCGAGGCGCGTCAATGTCAAGAGAAACTCCATCACGCGAACTCGTCCATATCTTGTGGCCCGGAAGAAGACGGCGCAGGCGCTCCCTTGGCCGCTCGGTGGCGATCTTGTGGGAACATTTCGAGGCCCGGTAGTGACGAAAGCGGGATCTCGACGCCGCGCGATTTCACGCCAGCAAGGGTGCGGGGGACAGAGGCAACGACAGCGCCCTTCACCCGCTCGAGCGACTGCTTCCACGCGCCACCAGCCCATTGCGTGCCTTCGAACAGGCGCAGCAGAGGGGCTGCCTTGGCGTTGCCCACGAACAGGTGCGGCTCGCTGTCCTTGTTGTGGACGATGCGAAGAAGCAAAGGCGCGAGCTTGGCATTGGCGGCCTGCTTGCGCTGTTCCTGGCCGTGTCTGTCCGCCGCGAACTCGCTCAGCAGGTTCTCTGGCGCAGCTGGGGCGCCCGCCGCCACCTGCAGCCATTGGGCTACAGTAAACTGTTCACCGCGGCGGAAGATGTCGACGTACTGGGACAGCAAGTGGACCAGGACTTCATCGGCATCGGTACCCAGCTCGGCCAGGTCGGCCCCGATGTAGCGCGCGATCTTCTCGGCCCAGCCATTGAGCTCGTCAGGCAGCGGCATCGCCTCGGCCGTCATCATCTGCGCCATGGCCAGGGTGGTCGCCCAGTTGTCGGCGTTGCGACCAGCAATACCTTGCTCGGCGAAGGCTTCCCGCCATAGCTCGAGGCGCTGCGTCCAGGTCGGCCATCTGTCGATCAGCTGGCGCTTGATGATCGCACCACGCTCGCGCCATCTGTCTGCCCTCATGGCTGGGGGCTTAGCCCCTTCCGGAAAGGGTTGCAGGGTTAGGGTGATGATCCGCTGCAGGTCCTGGCTTTTGAGGATCCCAGGGATCAGCACGGATGAAAACAGGAAGGTCGATCGCAGCTGGCCGCTCGATCCCTTCTGGTCGCTCGATCCGCGAACCCACCGGCCACCAGATGACGCGACCCGGGCTGTCTCGATGATCGAGCGTTCCTTAGCACTTCCCGTGTCGCCGGGCTCGAGCTCGTCCAGGGCGATCGGCAAGGTCGACTGGCCCATGAGCGAGGCAATCCCCCGTGCGGTGGCGTCAGGGCTCTGGATGAGCCCCTTGTCGCCCCCGTGCAGCATGTTCATCAGGCGCTGCAGGGCGCTCTTGCCGGTGCCGGGGCCTCCGGTGAGCCAGTAGGCGGGACGCCAGTCCAGCGCCCCGCCGAAAGCCTGGACGCCCATCATGCCGAGCGCGATCGTGGCGTCGATCTCAGGGCGCTGCCATTGCCATGTGCCGAGGAGCTCGAGGAGCTCTGGTACCGGGTCTGCGTGCTTCCCAGACGACGCCGGGTGCGGGATCGGCGGATAGGCCGGGTAGATCTTGTTCTGGTGCGTCGTGGGCTTCTGCGTCTCGCCATTCATGATGAGCGCGTCGCCGGTGTGATAGATCAGGTTGCCGTCGTCATCGGTCCAGGCGCCCACGCCGCGAACCGAGCCTTCCGGATCGAAAAGCCCTCGCTCGCTGCACGCCTGAAACATAGCGCTGGCAGCGAGCTGGTGGTTGAAGTGCTCGGGCTTGATCTTTAGGTCACCCGTCTTGCGGTCCAGCGAGACGGCCGGGAAGTTGTGGTAAAGTTTCGGCAGCATGTGACCGAACAGTGCCATGATCGCCTGAGCGTCATGCTTGCCGACGGGACGCATCTGACCGTGAACGTCGAGGTAGTAGTAGGTGCCGCCGTTCACACCCAACGGGACAACCGGGCAATCTTCCCATATCAGGCCCCGCGGCCTTGCGGGCTTTCGCCCCTTGGGCGGTTTTGCGGCCGGGGACGTGTCGGGTGGGTCCAGTCCATCGCCTGGTCGTGCCTCCGGCTGCGCCTCGATTGGCAGAGCCTCGATCGGCTTGGGGACAGGTACCCTGCGTGGCTTTGGGGCTCTAGCTGCCGGCGCTGGTTTGTGTGCGGGCTTTCCACCCAACGGGGCAGGGGGCGCCGCCGGATTTGACAGCCAGTCGTCGTTGTTGGCCTCGGTCATTGCGCTGGCCCCACCAAGCTGACGCGCTGCTCCCAGGCTTTCCCACTGTCTTCGTTTGCGATTGCAAGTGCGGCGCAGCAGGTCGGACAAATGCGAAAGGTGACGACCACGCCTTCATAGGTTTCTGTCCTTGCCCGGTGGCGTGTCTTGGCATGGATGTCGCCTGCGCAAATGATGCAGCCCTTCTCGTGGTCCTTGGCAGCAACGACGAAACGGTCGGAAAAAACGCGAACGTCGCAGTCGCGATCGACCCAAGGCTCTTGTGCCAGGCACTTTGCTTCATCGAACGTCATGCTGCCCCCTGCTCGTTGATTGCGCGCTTGAGCGCGTCGTTCAGATCCTCGCCCGGGATCTCGCTGCGCCAGACGCGCACCAGGCGGCCGGCCTTGGCATGGGCCTGCACGGCCGCCTCGAAGGCGTCCTTGGCTTGCTGGTGCTCGTCGTTGTCGCACAGGAGCACGACTTCAGAGACGTTCCGGGGCAGCTCCACCCTGCCCATGTTGGTCAGGCTGTAGGCCGCCAGGACGCGCTCCGATGGCCACAAAAGCATGGCCGAAAGGCATGTCTCGATCCCTTCGCCGATGATGACACGAGTACCAGGCGCGCATTGGGCAAGCGGCACGCCCTTGCCTCCCTTTGGTCCAATGCCAGACGACAGGCGGATCGAGGCGCCCTGGATCGAGCCGAGCACCTTCTTGTCGTCGGGCAGGTTGGCTTTGGTCCAGCCGCGATCGCCCAGGTGGAGATATGTCCGATGGCAGGCGACGATCTGGCCGCGGCCGTTCACCATCGCGGCAACCATGCCTGGCAGCTTGCTACGGGTCGTCGTGACCTCGCCGGTCTCTGGATCCGTGTCTTCGCGGTAGTAGCCAAGCGCGGCATGGTATCGAAGCGCACCAGGTGGGTGCGGCAAGTCCGATAGGTCTATGCCGCGCCCGGCCAGATAGTACTGCACCGGCGTGCCGAACAGATCCTCGCGGCCCGATAGGTAAAGCGCCTCCGCGTGCTTCTGGCGCTTGATCGCCTCGGCCGCGGCGGCTTCTTCTGCAGCCTTGCGCTGCACTTTGGCGCGCTCGATCGCCTTCGCCCTGGCGATGCGGATCTCAGGTGTTTCCGTTTCGAGGCCCAGGAATGCCCGCGCCTCACGGAATGCGGCCGTGTTGTCGGAAAGGCCGAGCGACATGCGGATCAGGTCGATCACGTCGCCCCGATCGCCGGTCGCATAGTCGTTCCATCGTCCGATCTTCGGCCCTGAAAGATGAACGCAGAAGGATCCGACCGAGCGATCGGCCCGGCCGGGGTTCAGCGTGAAGTACAGACCCTTGTCGATGTAGCTGCCCGACGCGCGCGGCGCGTAGTGATCGACCACTTGGTCGATGCGCGCGTGCAGCATGTCCTTGATCTCGTCAATGCTGTAGGTCTGCCGGGCGGACATGGTCAGGCGGCCGCCTGCGCCGAAAGCATCCGCTCGAGGGCGGCGAGGACATAGTCACGCTTGAATGTGCGCGCTCTGGTCAGCACGTTGAACCGAGGCTTTATCTCTGCGAGCGGCACGCTCAGCTCGAGGGCGATCTCGTGATCAGGCCACCCGGCTATCGCAAAGTGCAGAAGGTCGCGATCACGCTGCAGCGTCCAGACTTTGTCGCGCTTCACTTGGCTGACGTGGGTTTCGAGCTCGGTGAGGCCATGAAGGTTCAGGGGTGAACCGGTGCCCGCCACCACCGGTTCGGACGCGGCTTGCGGCAGGGCTTGGGCACCCTTCGCGTCCTCGGGGCCTTCGTTCACGGTTTCGGTGCGCACCGGATCCGTGACGGGCGGGCCCGCTGGTATTGCTATCATGTTCTCGACGTTGTTGCCTGCTTTCCGCTCGGCCAGGCGCGCCATGATCCGGCCTTTCAAGCCAGCCTTCGCGCGAAACTGAGTGCCCTGAACCGGGCGCTGCAGCACGCCGGCCGCGATCTCAGCCGCGGCATTGAGGGACAGCCCGGCGTGGAACATCTGCCAGGCGCAGGTTTCGATCAGAAGGGTATCCTCCTCGGCGCTCCAAACGCCCTGCGCCAGCGGCGCGGGATCTAGGGTCACCGGGGCGGCGCATTCCCTCGCCGCCCCGGTGCCTTCCCCGGCGGGTTCTGGCGATGCCTCTGACACATCGCGCTCGGGCTCGGGCTGTTCCGGCTCGGCCGCGGCCGGGGAAGGGGATTGCGCGACCAACCCGGCGGCGCGCGCGTATTTGTCGGGATCCTGGTCGAAGCTCGGTCCGGTCCATGCCTCGATGGGATGGCCGTCGATATGCTTCAACGTCGAGGGCGAAAGCGTTACTGCGCTATCAAACATGTTTTCTTCGACGGGCTCAGGCGGATCGGCCTCGAGGCCGGGCATGGTCCAGCCGGTGTGAATGACGATGTCGCAGCCAGGGGTGCAGTCGAACGTCGGGTCGAGGCCGGCCCTGGTCAGGATCTCCCCTGCCTCGGAAACGCAACGCAGCATCGCTGCGAGGTATTTCAGACCGTTGAGCTTAAGATTGTCCAAGTTCATCGTTGGTTCGGATCGGGTCACGCGGCGCTCTCCTCGGATGCGGGGGAATGGGATGCGCGCCAGGCGTCGATCGCCATGCTGGCCCGCCAGAACAGAAACTCGTGCATCGCCCCGCTGGCGGTCAGCATCGCCTGGCACCAGGCCACGCTGCCGCCTTTCTGGTTGCGTCGTGCGGCGGCGTTGAGCGCCTCGCCGGCGGCCTCAGAGAGGGCCACCATGGGCGTGATGCTGCGATTGATGTGGGGCAGGAGCTCGACCAGCGCCTCGAGCGCCAGCTCGGTGCGGCTGTCCTCGATCCGCTGCGTCGCGAGGAAGCCCACCAGGTTCGCGAGCGACTGATCGGCCAGGGACAGACGCGGGCCAGACTGGGCGGGGCTCATGTGAGCACCGCCACGATCAGCGCGATCGCGCCAAGGACCAGCATTATCACAAAGCAGGTGACCAGGATCACGACCACGCCCAGGCTGATCGCATCCTCGTCCAGCCAGTCGAAGGGCGCGGGTTCGTCGCCCTTGTCGTTCTCGATCGGCTCCCGGGTCATTGGAACAGCCCCTGCAGGTAGGCGCCTAGGAGCGTGCCGGCAGGATGAAGGGCGTTGTAGGCAGCGCTGCCCAGCATGAAAGTCAAGCCGATCGCCATAAGCCGGGTCGGTTCGCGCTCGACCTCGATCATCATCACGCGCGGCTCGGGCGCTGGTGCGGCGCCCTGCTCGATCCGGCGGGCGATAATGAGCGCGACCCGCACTGGCATGTTGTGAATGCAAACGAACGGCTGGGATGCCGCTACGGTGCGAATGTGACGGGGCAGCTCGTTTGCCGTCTCGACATCGCGGCGGGCAAGATCGTCGGTTTCAGCCATGAATGTCCCTCCGGTTCAGGTCAGGCGGTTCCGGCAGCAAGGCCACCTGCGTTGCCCGGAACAGCGCATCTGCCAGCTGCAGAAGCTCGTCGGGCTGGCGGCGGTGGATCTCGTACTGCGTCGCGAAATCGAACACGGCCGCGCGAAAGGGCTGATCTTCCTCGAGGAGCTCCTCGGCCTGGCTGCGCAGCTGCTCGACGTCGAGCGGCGTGAGCGATCCGACCTTGGCCTTCATGGCCACGGCAACGGCGCTAGAGGCGACAGGGCGGATCCCGGCTCTCATGGCCAGCTCGCGATGACATGCGGCCGGGCTGCAGCGCACGGCGCTGTCTGCTCAGCCCGGCCGCACCGGCCCCGACGGCTTGCAACGCCAGGGCGCACCGACGGGAGCCTACTCCGCCGGTATGGGAAAAGAGCGGCGGCCGCGTCTTGAACCGCGACCGCCACCAGGTGCGCACCCCCGAGGCAAGCCAGAGCAGAGGCATGAGAGGGTGCGGGGAACGTCATTCGGCTGCGACCTGATGGCTGCGCGCCTCGAGGAGGGCGTCGATCTCGGCCGCGGGCGCGCCCCAGATCATATGCTCGGCCGTGAGGGGGATGCCTCGGGCGGCTGCGTGGGCAAGCACCAAACGGATCAGTTTAGGGGAAGGGAAGTCGCCCGCATCACGAGCGGACGAAGGATGGCGCCAGTTATAGGCTGCCTTTGAGGCGTAACAGCAGATGACCGAAAGCTTCTCAAGCGGGCCAATCAACCGTTCGCATACTTCCAATGGGGTGAGGTTCTGCTTCATGACGCTACATGTAGCGGGAGGCGGGTCTGCGCCGCAACACAAATTTTGTGAAAAACACCTTTGTAAAGGTGCGGCTGAGTGCCGAGTTATGACCGATGGATGAGAAGTGGTTCAAAGCACAGCAGAAAAAAGCGGGCGTCACTGCCGAAGATATCGCAAATGTGCTCGGTCGAGACCGCTCGGTCGTGTCTCGCATCTACACTGGACGGCAGCGGATGAGCTTGGAATGGGCAAAGGCGTTCGCTAAGGCGCTCGAGGTGCCCTTGGCCGAAGTTCTTGAGCATGCCGGTACGGCAGATGAAGAAACGGCTCGAACTCTTCGCCCTGGGTTTGCCGACAGTGATGCTGCAGTCTGGGCACCGCAGGCCGGAATGGGAGATGGACGGGAGATACGCGCAACCGCTGCAACGCTTGGTGGCGCGCGCGCCGGCATCGACATTTGGCGGGTCAAGTCTAGAGCGATGGCTCTTGGTGGCTACCTTGAGGGCGACTTCTTCCTTGTAGACACCAATCAATCGGAACGGCCGCAGCCCGGCGATGTAGTACTCGCGCAGCTCTACAACAACAGTTCCGGTACGGCCTCAACGGTGCTTCGGCGATTTCAGCCACCTGTCTTGGTTGCCTCAAGCGTAGATCCGGACGACATGCGGGTTCATGTCGTCGATGGCGTGAATGTCGTTATAAAAGGCAGGGTTATAGCCAGCTGGCGCATGTAGGGAGGCACTCTTGATCTTCGCATTCGTATTTGTGACGTTCCTGTACCTGAAAATCATGACCGAGTTCATGCTCGAAACTTCGATGACAATCACCGGCGCTTTACTGTCAGCGATCGTCGCCGGTGCGCTTTGCTTTGCTGCGCAACTGGTTTCTGTGCCTGCGGTTGCTCGGTGGGTCGAGCGTGAGAGGGTGCTCCGCTCACGATCTCCGAACATTCCTTTAGGATACCCATTTATTGCGACGGCCTTGCCCTACCTCGCCTCGCTCGTGCTGACGGTGGTGGCGACATACCTGATCGTCGTAGGGTTCTCGCCCGACGTGTTGCGGGCGCTACGGACTTATCGTTCGGATGACGACGTTTTCTGGTTCGTCGTCATGGTGGCGATACCGCCCTTCGTCAATTACGTGATCTGGAATGGCATCTACCGCGCAATGGCGCAGAACCAAATGTAGACAAAATTTGTGATTTTCACAAATTTGGCGTTGACAGTCACAAGTCAGAACACCTAACTTTTGTGCAGGCACTGCTTGCACAGGAGTTCACCATGAGCCTCGCTTCTCTCACCGTCATTCCAGCTCGATCGCTTCCGATCGAGGACAAGACCCTTCACCACCTTCGCAATATTGCGCACGACGCCCGGCGCGGTCAGACGACCGCGGCCGAGGCCGAGTTTCTGCTCGCGACCGCCGGCCCGCTCCTCGATGAGCTGATCTCCTGGCGGAACCTGGCGGCCGGTATCATCCCGGCCGAGGCGATGATCGCCTACCTGCCGGGCCGCGGCTGAGCCCTCTGCCGGGGGCCGCTTGCGACGGTTAAAACAGGCACCGTTGGCCCCGCCGTTCACGTCCCGATGCCAAGCGGCGCATCGGGCAGTCAACCAAGAGGGACAGATGCTGGATGCAATGGCGATCGTCGGGATCGGCTTTGGACTGTTTGCCGGGTTCGGGCTCGTGATCCTGGTCGTCGCGGCCGCGATGGACAAACACGAAAGCGAGCCGACGGCCGAGGAGCTCGAGGATTTCACCAGGTCGATGGACCGCTGGGGCTACGTGCCCGAGCAAATCTGGAAGCGCGGCAAATGATCGTGTCGCCTTTCCGCAAGTCGTTCATCACCGCCACCGAAGTGGCCGACTTCCTCGAGCTGCCCTATGCGGCCTTTCTGTCGAAGCGCGAGGAGCTGATCGCGGAGCATGGGTTTCCGGAGCCGATGCCGTTCAGCAAGCGCCCGATGCGGTGGCGCTCCGATCGCGTCGCCGCCTGGGTCGAGGAACAGGGCCTGCCGCGCGCTGAAACCGCAGCCCTGCCGCCACGCCCGACGGGCCGGAACGTTGTTCTGATGGAAGAGGCTCGAAAGGTATGAGCGGCATGCAGCAGATCGGGTCACGACCGCACCCGCTCGATACCCTTCCGCGCCACGAGCGCCGCGCAGCACTTGCCGCAGAGGCGATGCACCGAAAGTACGGCCAATGGGGGGCGTGGGAGACGCTCACTTTTCCGCCCGGATCAGCGGGGCGCTCTTGGGCTGCGACGTTCACGAAAGTGCATCGCAACAAGGTGTTTTCCGTTCTGGACCGCGACGATTTCAGCGGCGCGCGCCACCTGGCGGTGTCCAGTCTGAGCGGAATTCGCCCTAGTTGGCACGAGATGCAGCGGATCAAAGACGATCTCGCGGGCGAACGCGCCACGGCTGTCGAGGTTTATCCGCCGCGCTCGGAGATCATAGACGATGCCGACATGTTCCACATTTGGGTGTTGCCGGGCGCGCTACCTTTTTCGCTTTATCGCGCCTCTGAAAGGCAAACGCCGTGACACGTAAACCCCGCTCGCCCATCGGTGACGCCCCCTCTCGCCTGCGCCAGCGCCTCCGTACGGATGGCACCTGGCGCGTTTGGTGGGAACCTCGCGCAGCTGAGCGCGGGCTGGGCTTCGCCGTAGTCGAGCTCGATGCCGATCGCGCGGCCTGGTCGATCAAGGAAGCCCGCCGGCTGAACGCTGAGGTCGACAAGGCGATCGAGACGGGCCAGCGCCGCGCAGCTCGCCCGACTGGGCGCACGATGTCGGATCTGATCCGGGAATATCGCCAGTCGATCGCCTTTCGCGAGGATCTCGCCCCTAAGACGCAGCGCTCCTATGGCGCGCTCCTCAATCAGATCGAGGACAAATGGGGGCACCGGCGCGCGATGGACTTCGACAAGCCGGTGATGTTCGCGTGGTACCAGGCGCTCTACAACGGCAAGAGCGCCCGGATGGCCCAGGCGCTGATCCGCCAGATGTCGATCCTGTTCAGCCATGCCGAGCTGCTCGGTTGGCGATCGGAAGGCAGCAACCCGTGCTTCAATCTTGGTGTGCGCACCCCGCGCGGCCGCTCGAGGGTGGCGAGCTGGGATGAAATCGAGGCGCTCCTGCTGGCGGCCGAGGCGCTCGGCCGCCACGCCATGGCCCTGGCGATCCGCCTGAGCCTTTACCACGGCCAGCGGGAAACCGATGTTATCCAGGCCACGCGCGGGGCGTTTCAGCTGCGAATGGCGCGGCCGTGGGGCGAAAAAGAGGAACGGCCGACATGGGTCTGGTTCTTCCGCCGGTCCAAGCGCAAGAACGACGCTTCGCTGCCCGTCCATGCCGAAGTGATCCCCTTTCTGCGCGCAGCCCTGGCCGATGCCGGCACGGCCGAGAAGCCGCGCCTGCCCACTGATGCGCTCCTGGTCGATGAAGCGGTCGGCCGGGCCTATGACGAAGATCTGTTCGCCAAGCGCTGGCGCGAGATCCGCGCGAGGGCGGCCGAGCTCGATGGCATGGCCGACATCACCACGCTGCAGTTCCGGGATCTGCGCCGCACCTTCGGGGTGCTGGCGCGCCAGGGCGGGGCGAGCGCCGATGACACGGGCGACGTTCTCGGCAACTCGGCCGCGAACGATCCCCAGCTGGGCGAGATCTACATGCAGCCGACTTTCGACACGACCAGCCGCGCGATCGCGGCGGTCCAGAGCCCAAAGGAGAAAAACCGGAAATGAGCAAGCTCCGTCTGGCGCCGCCCGGCGCTAAGCCCTCGAAAAACGCGCACCTGGCGGCGATGATGCCGCCCTTTGGCGAAGTACCGTTCGCTCGCCTCAAGGCCGCCTACGATGAGCTGCGCGCGGCCTGCAGGGCCGAGGGCACGCCGCGGATCCAGGACGCGATCGACGCCTGGGAACCGCTGGCGGATTTCGCGTTCCAGCGGCCGACGCTGAGCGAGGCCGACATTGCCGAGGTTCGCGCCTGGTGGGACGTCCTGCCGACGACTCGGGCTGTCAGGCAGGATCTCTGCAGCAGCTGCGGCCGGCCGTATGGCTGCAATCATGAAGAGGATTGCGCCTTTGCCTGACTATAGCCCCAACCTTTGCCTCTACCACGCCACCTGCGACGACGGGTTCACGGCCGCTTGGGCGATCTGGTTGCGTTGGCCGCTCTGCGAGTTTCGAGCGGTCCAATACGGTCAGCCTGCACCTGACGATGTGGCTGACAAGCATGTCCTAATCGTAGATTTCTCTTGGCCGGCGGATGAGCTCGAACGCATGGCCATGTCGGCGCAGACTGTCTTAGTGCTCGATCATCACAAAACGGCTGAGGCCTCTTTGCAAGGGATGCACCGGATCGTGCGGCCCACCTACGAGAATGTTCTTCGATGTTTTGCTCGTATGGTCGGCGGTCCGAGAGAGCGCATCCTGGTCGAGTTCGACATGGAACGCTCTGGCGCTCGGATGGCGTGGAACTTTGCTCACCCTGGATCAAACCCGCACATCCTTGTCAACCTTGTCGAAGATCGTGACCTGTGGCGCTTCCAGTTTCCGGAAACTAAGCCGGTGCGGATGCTACTGCAGTCGGTCCGCCATTCGTTCGAAGGTTGGTGCGAAGTAGCAGACCAGCTGCGGACAGACCTGCCTGGCTCTGTTCGGACCGGGCAGGCAATCCAGCGCTTTTACGAGGCGCGGGTCGAGGAAATGGCAGACGCAGCTGAGCTGCAGTCGATTGAAGGCTGGGAGAACGTCCCCGTGGCACACGTGCCGTACGCTTTTGTCAGTGACGTTTGTCATCGGCTCCTGCAGATGCACCCAACGGCGCCCTTTGCGGCGGCCTGCGTCACCGCACACGGTGGGACAACCTACAGCTTGCGGAGCGATGACGGTCGGCAAGACGTGTCGGCGATCGCTAAGGCTCGAGGAGGAGGCGGACACAGAAACGCGGCAGGGTTCCGCCTGGAACAGGGATCCTTCCAAAATGCCTGACATCGAGCTGAGAGGTTCCGGAAACAGCTGGCAGATCATACTGGCCGGCAAGCCCCTGCCGCGGCACTACAGCGGCCACAGCATGGCCATGGCAGCCTTGCCGGGGCTCGAGCGGCGCCTGCGCAAGGCGGCGGCTCAGCGGCGCCCCTGCCTGCGCTGCAAGAGGACGTTCGCTAGCGAAGGCGCGCATAACCGCATGTGCGACCACTGCCGACGGATCCACTACTGAATACCTGACGCGCCCCTCCCCTGGGTTAACCCCAAGTTCGGCGCGTACTGCCCCGGCGGCTCCTCCTCCCTGCCGCCGGGGCTTTTTTTTATGATCCCGATTCGGCCAGGAGAGGCTAAGGGGTGATGCGATGGAGATTGAACCGTGCCCACACTGCAGCGGCGAGGGGCGCCTGCACTATGCGGTGACCTATCGGGTTCGGTGCCAGAGCTGCGATGCCATGGGCCCGCCTGGCGTGACCAGGCAGATCGCGATCGACGGATGGAACAAGCGAGAAAAGGAGATCGAACAATGAAGATTGAATACGGCCTGGGGACCACGGATTATGGACCAGGGGTGTCCATATCCCTGACGGGCGATGAAGTGGCGGTTGCCATTGACGCCTATCTCACCGCCCACCGGGTGCACGTCGTCGGCGCTCGCACCATAACCGTCAATGGTCAGCTCTGCGAGATAGGACACATCTATGTCGACCCGGGCGCCTTCGTAATTGCGGAGGGGCGGAAATTCTCCGGGCGCGGGCCAGAGGAGACAACAGATGCCGGATGAACCAATGAACTCCCCCAGTCCACACGTCCGCCGCGGACGCGCGCGGACGCGCGGATGCTATACGAGCGTACAACAACTTTTTTCAGCAATTTCAGGGGTTTGTGGCTCCGGCGGTAGGGATCGAACCTACGACCAATTGATTAACAGTCGAGAGGATGGACAACAAAAACAAGTGGTTAGCTTGGCGCAAAACACCACATATTGCGTAGTCCTTCCAAAGCTCGCATTGCTCACCATAGCAGGAGCGCGCTGATGGAACTGATGATTGGAATGGCCATCGGCGCCGCGATAGTTGGGGTGATCTGGGCTTTCGGCGGTCGGGTTGAAGGGGCGATTCTCCGCTGGCTCGGCTTGGAGCCCCGCGACTAGCAGCATGGCCCGCCCTGGCCTGGGCCGGGCGGTCCTTTGCCTTCAAGCCAGAGCGTATAGGCGACAAGAATGAGGGTAGGCGCCCCGAAGATTAGGAGCGCCCACCCCCAGGCCATCAGAACACCCGCGCCTCATACTGCGACGGCAGCAGCCCGAGGTTCGGGATCGAGCCAAGCTGGTTGAACCGCGTCGTGCTGATCCCGACCGTGATGACCGTCTCGGTGAGTAACCGCGTTCCGAGGAGGCGGCAGTAGATCACATCAGGGACGACAATCACCTTCTTGGTTCCAAACGTGTAGTAACCTTGGGTTCTCAGCCACCACTCAAGCTGATTGTTCTCGAACGCATGGCGCAGGCCCTGGCCGAGAGGGCTCGTATCGGTCTCAGTGATGCGAGGCCGGGAACCAAGGGCATCGGTGTGCGTCCCTTGCAGCACAAGCCTTTGGTCTGTTTGCCACAGGAGCGGAATTTGCGACCATGACAGAACGCCGGGGTTTGTTTCGGCCATGGTCATCAGTCTGGCCCGGTCAGGGTCCACGTCCGGGTTCAGGGTTTGTGACAACTGGCGTACTAGAGCAAGATCGCCGCCGCTGTCCCAAGCGCCTGTCTCCACCAGGTTCTCGTAGCGCCAGTTGACATTAATGAAGGTCGGACTAACCACCCCGCTCAATGGCCTCCCATATGCGCCCCGGTTGATGAACCCGGTGGATAGCGCAAGCGTGGTCAGGGCCGGAGCCAGAAACAGCCCTACGTTGAAACCCTCGATCCGGGGCCGGATGAGCCAGGCATCGCCGGTATTCTTCTGGTAGATGAAACCTGTGGCTGGCTCTGCACCTTTAAGTGGCGACCTCTGGCCGATGATGTCGAAGTCGATCAAGCTGTAGTGACTGGTATATGCGATTTCAGCGCCATGCTCGCACTCCCAGATTAGCCAATCATGGAACACCGATCGGACACCATGGCCCTGATCGGGGTTGGCCTTGTGGACAGAAAGGCCCCAATGAGTTGCGAAAACCTCATTCCGATCCGGCTTCTGGATCGGAATGCGGTTGACATCGACCGTTGACAATCCGAGGCCGACGAAAGGAACTGCATCGTCAGCAAAGGCTCCGATGGGGTCCGCAAGGATGGCCCGGTGCGCCCAAGAGACGCCAGAGTTAACGTTGCAAGCGATGTTGTCGTGAATATAGGGCGCGCGCCCTGCCATCCAAATCCCAACGCCAGCCCGGCCCGTTTCGTCAACATTGAGGTTCTTGCCGTCAGAGTTCGGGATGTTGTTGAATTTCCTTTCAGCCCCTTGATAGACGCGCGCATTCAGGTTCCAGCGAATGTCGCCAAACTCGTCGCCATCCTCGCAGGCGATCCCGGCCCCGCCGCACTTGTAGGTGAAGTTGTTGAAGATTTTGCCTCTGCTGGAATGAAGCGAGATACCCCATCCATCGGACTTGTGAACCATCCAGTTTTCGACAACTGCCGCATCACAGAGGCACAATTCCACGTTCTCGTAGGTGCGGCAGGGCGTCATCGGATCATCGAAGCCAGCTTGGTGTATGTGCATCGAGTACCGGCCCTTGACGTTCGATGTTGGGGTCCATCCGGTATCTGGGCGCTTACCTCCAAGGCTGACGTAGGGAGAGAAAGCCGAGATTGCCTCGACCTGGTTCACCTTGTCGGTGCGCCCGAGGCCGATCGAGGTGCCGCCATAGCAGAGCGCCATCATCGAGTGCATGATCGCGAAGTGGCCGCGACGGTGGACCGGGGCGCTGGCCGGCGACTTGAAGATCACGTTGCGGTCGAAGTAACCGATCACCGTCCGCGTCTTGTTGAGCGGGGTGTCCATCGGGCGCGGGCCGCTGTGGTCGTATTGCAGGCCGCGCGGCGTCACCCCGTCCGGGTGCGTGGTGAAGGTGACGAAGTTGCCGCTGATCGCGGTGATTACCGCTTCTTCATCTTCAGGATCGTCAACAAAAACCACCACGGAACCGACCGTTCGATACCGCCGCAGGCGCGTACCGGCGATGTAGATCCTGCCCCCGACCTTCCAGCCGACAGGGGTGCCGTCAAGAAGGATGCTGGACGACCCGAGCGTCGGGTGGACCGCCGGGCGCATGTAGGGTGTCACCGTCTCGCCCCTGATCTGGACGGCCCCCATCGAGAGGAAGCCGCGCCCAAGCAGGTGTGGGTCGTTCGTCATGTCGAGGTCGGTATCCCCCGGCATCAGGAACTCGAACTTGTAGGCAGACCCGATCGGGTTCGTTTCGGTCCCGATCTTAATCATGGATCGCATGTCGCCGTTAAGCGTGTCGCAGAGCATCCGGGTCGTCATGTCGTGCTTGACCCGGAACTCGCCATCGACACGAACCCATTTCAGGCACTCGCTCGTCAGCACGTTCTCGGGGTTCGCGCAGGGCATCACATAGTCATAGAGAACCGATGCGGTCTGACAGATCAGAACCTTATCCCCGGCCAGCGGGATGCCGCTCGGATACCAGACAGTCGGGTCCGACCAGTTGCCGGATTTCCATGCAACCTTGGTTGCATCGGGTCGCGGCGTCAGAAGGTTCTGTGCCGCCTCCTCGGCATACCACTTGAACCCCTGCTGATACATATACTGATAGGGCAGCGCCTTGGCGGCAGCCGCGATTTCAGCCGCTTCCGTAGGTGGCGGGGGCGGGGGCGGCGGTTCCTCACCCGAACCGATGCCCTCCGATGCCTGAAGGCTGCCCGAAACGGGCCTGAGAAAGCCTCCTATCTTGGCGTAAACTTTTCCAGACGCATGACGCATGATTACACCGCCGATGGCGCTGAGGCGCAGTCAGAGACACGGAAACGATAGATGATTGCCGCACGCCGACCCGGACGAGTGTTGCCCGCGTTGAGGGTGGGGTCGGATCGCGCTCCCGAACCAGCGCCGTAGTCATCGACGCCAAGCCCGGGATCGCCCGCAGAGACTTCGCCGTCGCCGCAGCCGCCCGCGCCGTAGTATTTGCCAGCGCCGCCCTCGATCAGCGAGAAGCGGCCATCGCCACCCTTGCCACCCTTGCCTGTGGTATTGTTGCCATCGCCACCCGCGCCACCAGAACCGCCGCCACCACCAGAGGCACGAAGGCCAGAGGCTGAACCCGCGCTATTTCCGCCCTCGAAGCCGCCGCCCGTCGTCGCGCCGCCCAACCCAACATCGGACGACGCGTTCGTTTGATATGCCGCGCCGGAGCCGTTGAAGCCCGCGATGCCGGGTTTCGGAGTGTTGACATTGTTGGACACCCCACGGCGACCGCCCTGGTAGGTGACGCCGTTGACGACAAGATCGCCGCCGTTGCTGCCGTCCGTGCTGGCCGTCGTGACACCGGCACCCGGCCCGCCGAGGGAGAACGCAATCGCGCCAATTTCCAGAAGGTCCGTCTCGTCCTCGTCGGTCTGTCCGCCAGAGGCCCCACTAGTCCTCGTCCGTCCTGCTGACGCGCCAGCCGCCTGATAAAGACGCCACACCGGAAGGTCTGCACCGGAAATTCCAATCTCGCCAGTGATCGTCGTTCCCGATGTTTCCGAGCCAAGGATCTTCAAGAGGTAGTAGTCTACGCCGCCCTCGGTGATCGTCGTCAGTTCATTGCCAGCCGGGTAGGTGACGACAGAAAGGTTGGCGAGTTGCTCGACGGCCCCGAAGGTTCGGTAGCTGTTGGGTCCAATCTTCCTGACGACAACTTCATCGCCTTGGTTCGTAATCTTGAAACGACCGGACACGCCATTGATTGTCACGGGCGCAATCGCGCGGAGGATCACGTCTCCGGTGTTGAGACGCAGCACCGGCCATTTCCACCCCACCGGGGCCGAGACATCCGCGTTCGCCGGAAGCGTCACCGTCATCGCAGAGGTATTGTTCGCCCAAAGTGGGCGTTCCCCGTAAATGTCCAAGATCGACGGGGTGTAAGTTGTTCCCTCTTGCAGGTTGTAGTTCTCGACCGATCCGGGCTGGCCCAAGAACAGGTCGTTCGGCCCCATGAAGGCAGGGATTTCACCAGCGTCCAGCCCGGTCCAGACTACGACCTGAGAAAGCAGGTATTGCGGGGGGCGCGGCGTATTGGGATCGCCGTTGCAGTTGACGACTTCGACCGGCAACTCGCCATTCTTGGCATAGCGGGTGTCGTTGTATTGCGAGGCGGAACCGAGGCCGGGCAGGCCTTCCAGATCGTTGTAGGCACCGTTGAGGGCCACAGGGTGAAGATCGGTCCACAGCACGATCCGGTTCCAGATCGCGGCGCCAGTCGGTACAGCCCCGGCGAACCAAGCACCCACTAGCCCGGTTGTCCGAAGGAAGATCGAGCCTATGCCATAGCCCTGGGTTTGGTCGTCTCCGGCGGTCGGATCGACGTCGCCCTCAAACTTATTCTTGCGGCCCTCGAAGAACGCGCCTGACTTGATCCGGGACACGCCTCTTGCCCAGCTGCTCGGCCCGGTTTTGCGGGCCGAAGGGACATGCACCTCAGCCGCGTCGGCCTGGGCGGGGGTGATGAGTGTCGTTTCTTCTGACGTTTTCCGCGCCATTATGCTGCCTCCAACTGAATGAGTTCGCCATCTTCCCAGGCCATCGGCTCGCCATCTTCCCAAGCCCAAACATCGAGCGGGACGTCGGGCGCGATCGTCACGGGGTTGCTTACGTACCAGCGGGACCAGATCCCGCCGGCGTCCTGGCCGCGCACCGCGCCCACGATGGTTTGACCAGCGTCCTCGGCCGCAATCACGCGGGTCGCGCCGGTGTCGGACAAGCTGATGAAAGGCAGCCTGATGTAGGCGCGCTGATATGCGACGGCCGCCGTCCATGTGCCCAGCCCAAGGGCCTGCGTCCCGCCAACGAAGTCATCGCCGGTGAGCGCAGGGGCCACCGTGCAGACCGCGTCTGAAACCGGCGGCTGGCCACGCGGCGGTGGGAAGGGCGATGGAAGGCGGCCGAACCTACGCATGGCTGAACGAGGCCCTGGTCGGGTGGCGATCGCCCTTCACATAGACGCGGTTCGCGCCCGGGACGCCCGGAAAGAGCGAGGCCAGCGTTTGATCCGCCGTGATCGCATCCTTGGGGTAGATGCGGATCGCGCCGGCGTCGGACGTCGGGACGACTTCGCCCACCGTCGCCTGCAACAGCAGGACATCATGGCCGATGTTCTGGATCCGGATCGCGGTGATGCTCGTGGCCTCAACCTGGCCGAGCCGCCAGGTGTTCGCCGAAACACTGATGTCATCTTGTGGCAAGGGTCAGCTCCTTTTGGTTGGGGGGATTGTCCAGTCCGCCAGGCCCTCGAGCTGGCCGACGCACTGGCGAAGGTTGGACCGATCGCGGCCCCAGTAGATTTCGGTTTCGCGCTGGCTCAGCCCGCGATCGGGCAGGGGCGCCGGGCCTGGCACCGGGGTGGTCAGGCTGGGCGGTGGCGAGGGGCGCAGGTCAGCGGGCATTGAGCCTCCGCACGCTGTCAGCGCTAAGGGCAGGGCGATCAGCATCGGGATCCGCATAGGCGGCTTCCTCCAAGGTTTGGGCGAGGGCATCGCGTTCGCGCTGCAGCTCGAGGCGATCGGCCTCGAGGCGGCTCAGGCGTTCGGCATTGTCGAAGGCTTCGGCCCGTGCGGCCCCTAAAAGGGCCGCCTGGCGGGCATCTGCGTTTTGGGCGCCCTTGGTCCATCCGAAGGCGAAAGCAGCCACCAGCGTCGCGCTGAGCGCCAGGAGGAGCCAAGGGCGCAGGAGGGTCACGGTTGCACCGCGTTGGGTCGAGCGGCCCACTTGCGATATGCGGCGGCGAGCTTGGTATGGTAGCCGTGCTTCGCGTAGCCAGGCCCGTTGTAGCCTCGGGCGAAACCGGACCAGTCGTGGCGACGCAGATCGTCGTCAAGACCCTCGGAAATGATGAACCGGATCATCGCCAGCAGGTGGCGCTCCTCATCCACCAGGAAATCGGTGACCATGTCCTCTGCAGTCCGGTATCCCGCCGCCTTGCAGTTGAACCCCATGATCTGACCAAGACCCCAGGAGGCGCTGCGCAGAGCGGCCGGGCGGTCGATCTTGATGGCTGCCAGCAGTCGCGGGTAGCTGTCCGCCGGGTATGGCTTCTGGCCCCAGCGGGGGTAGGCGATGCCCTGCGTCTCCGCTATGCGCCGCTTTCCCTCGCCAAGCTCACGCCAGAACACGTGCGGCTCGAACAGCATTTTCAGTCGGCCGGAACTGTCGCGGCCGGAACCTGCGGCCTCCACTTCGACCAAGGCGCGGATCTCATCCTCTCCCACGCCAATCAGCTTGCCGAGACGGCCGTAGTCCCAGGCGTCGATCTGTTTCATTGGCCCAAAGAACTGCATCAGGGCTTGCATGAACTTCTCCCGTGGTTCTGGTGGTAGCCGTGGAGGACTTCGGCGGCTTTGCGGGCGGCCACTGCTTCATCGAACGAGCTGAAGCTGCCAAGGACGATGGTCCGATTGTCGACGCCGATCGTCGCTTTCCAGGTGTGCCACTTGGTGAGCGATACGCCTGGATGCCCGCTGGTGTTGTTCGATGAGATCATGCGATTGCGCATATTCTCCGTGCGAGAAACGTCGCGGAGATTGACCCAGCGGTTATCGCTGCGGTTGCCGTTCTCGTGGTCGATGTCTTCCGGCTCGAGGCCGGTTTCCATCTTCCAGATCACGCGGTGCGCATAGAGCAAGACCCAGTCGATCCGGCCCTGCAGGTAGCCACGTTCGATTGTTGTGAACGCGGGCTTGCCTGCCCACCGACCGTTCCACTGCACGGTCCCGGCCGGATCCTGGCGCCAGAACAGAGCGCCAGTTTCGGGGTCGTAGCGAAGGCGCAGCAAGAGGTACTCTTGCGAGAAATCTGCCAGGCCGCTCATTTCCGCCACCACCGCATGAGGCGATCGAAGATGTGGCCGTGCGGATAGAAGGGCGCCTTCCAAAGCGGCCAGCTCGATCGCTCCTCCTCGGGGATCAGGAGCTGCAGCGCCTTCAACAGGTGGTAGCCCGCGAACAGGAGCAAGAGATCGAAGATGATGTTGACGCGGGTCCAGCCCGTGGCCTCGCCCCAGCTGGCCCAGGTGCCAGGCGCGGCCGCGTCGACCAGGGTAGGAACGACGTCCCAGTAAAGGACGCGGAACACCACGGCCCAGATGATGCCAGAGACGCCCATGGCCAGGTGCATGGTCGCGTCGCGCTCGCGCTGCATGGCCCAGCCCACCAGGCCGCGCCAGATAATCAGAAGGACGATGACCGTCCCGATCGCGAACGCCTCATTTACCCAGTGCATCATTCGCCCGGTCCCTTTTCATTTTCTCAACCACCTTCTCGAGGGCGATCCGCTTGTCCTTCACCACCTCGACGCTCTGCTCCCGGCGCGCGTCGATCTCGGCGATCTCCTCGCTGCGATCGGCGCGCTTGTGCCCCCACCAGCTCATCATCCGCGGCCCTCCACTGCGTCGGTCAGAGCGTCGATCGCCTTGGCGGCCTCGCGGGCAACCGCAGCGTTCGCCTCCGAAAATTTCTGCAAGTCCGCGATCCGCGCGTCGGTGACCACGTCGTTGCGCTTCCGCTCCTCGCGGTACGCCCAGGCCAGGCCGATGATAACGATGCCCTGCAGGCCGTACTCGAGGAGCGCCTGGTCCATCACAGGCCCTTTCGCTTGTAGTAGCCGGCGCCCAGCCAGAGCCCGTGCACCGCGATCAGGAGCGGGATCTGGTAAAGCGCGGCCATGGCGATCAGGGCGACATGGGCGATGTCCTCGAGGCAGTCGTTGACCTCGGCCCGGTAGAACTGCCACTGCCCGAATTCCCAGGCGGCGTAGGCGAGGAGCACCAGCCACCAGGGAAAGCCCACCAGGACGGGCAAGCCGCCCACCAGGTAGGCATGGCCCGCCTGGTTGCGCAGATAGCCCAGGGGATCATCCTGGAAGCTCGAGGGCGTGCGGAACATGCGGACCAGCCACATCATGGCAGGCTCGCCAGGAAGGCCGCGATCGCCGCCGGCGTCGCGCCGTTCTCGATCATCACCGCCACGATGAAAATCACGTCCAGCTGCTCGGGCGTGATGTCGAACTCGCCCACCAGGTAATCCATGTCCGGATGCACCCTGAGCACGATCGTGACGCGCTGATCCCACCGCACCAGCGGGTCATAGGGATCGGCAAGGCGGCGCGCCTCGACCGCCTGGGTGTATTTGTCCAGAAGGTGCAGGAAGCCGTCGGCCGGGAAATACTCGAGGGCGTCGAAGAACGCCTTGGCGTAGGGCTGCCAGCTTTCGCGGGCGAGCTGCAGCTCCTCCTCGGGGGTGAGCGGCGGCGGCGTCGGGATCTCGGGCGCGGCCGGGACCAGCGTCCAGGCGCCGGCAACCCACCGCGCGCGCTGGCCCGACGGGATCGCGGGCGGCACGGTGGTGACGCAGCCGGCCGGGATCAGGTAGTCATCGCCCTCGATCAGCGGATCGGGGCGCGGGTTCGCGTCGGCCAGCTGGGGTCCGACGTAGTAGCCTTGGGGGTCGAGCTGATAGACGATCATGGCGCGCTCCTAAAAGACGACGACCCAAAGGGCGTTGGTGTTGGCCGGACGGGCTTCGCCGCCACCAGAAAAGTCGGTGGTGAAGGGGTGGCCGTGATCGCCGATGTAGGACGTGGCTTCGGTGCTCTGGCCGCTGTAGACGGTTTTGCCGCTGCCGCCGGCCGCGGTGCCCGGCGTCCCTGTCCGGATGAAGCTGTGGTTGTGGCCGCCGGTTGCGCCGGTGTGCCCGGTGTGCTGGTGCGAGAGGTTCTGACTGCCCTGCAGCGTGGCCGCTGCGCGCCCTGCGTCGACGCCGGCCCCGTCGTCCAGGCCACGCACGAACCGGCCGCGCCAGTCGGGCAGGCTGGCCGTGGTGGAGCCGTTACCTGGTCCATACTGGGCGGGCGTTTTCACGCCCTCGCTGGCAGCCACAAAACCGCTTGCCACGGCCGAAGCCCATAGCTCTGGGTAGCTCGCTCGCGAGAAGGTTGCCCCGTTCAGTTTCAGGCGGCCGGGCGGCGCAGTGGTGCCGAGATAGAGCTCGACGGTGCCGGGCTGAGGCAGGCGGTCGGCGATGCCGAGGTTGACAACCGCCGTTGGCTTGCTGGCCAGAAACTGCAGGTTGTCTGAATTATTCATGTCGCCGGTGCCGGCCCCGGGCGCGCCGGGCGGCATGTAGACCTCGATCTTTCCATCGCCAAAATCGGCGGCAATGGTCGTCGCGATATGCGCGATCTTGGTGTGGTATTGGGTGTTGTTCACCCCATAGAGGAATACGTGGCCGATGCTGTAGAGGATGCCTGACGTCCAGTTGCCCTTGAACTGGACGACGCCGGCCTGCGCAGCTTGGGCGGCCACCTTGGCGGCATTGGCATCAGCGGCGGCCACAGTCGCAGCCTGGGCGGCCGCGACCGCTGCGGCGCCATTGGCCTGAGCGTCCTCGATCGCCGTGGCCGTCGGGCCCGCAACGGGCTGGCCGTCCTCGAACATCACAACCCTGCCGTTGACCGGCGTGAAGGGATTGAGCGGCGCGGTGGTGCTGCGCAGGGTGCGGCCGAGCGTCACCTCAAGCGCCTTGGTGACCTCGGCCCGCTCCTGGGCGATCATGGTCAGACGATCGAGCTGGCGCTCGAGGGACCGCTCGCGCGCGCCTTGCGTCGCACCCCAGCCCTGCTCGAGCGCTGTGGCTCTGGTGATGGTCAGCGTCCAGCCCATGTATCCCGCTGCCGTCGGGGCCGAGAGGGTGAGGTTGCCGGAGACAAGGCTTTCCTCGGGCGACACGGTGAAGTTGCCGGGCGCCAGCTCGACCACGCTGTTCCCGTCGGACACGGTCGCGACGATCGAGCCCTCTGTGTAGGGATGCGGGATCGCGAAAGGCCCGGTGCCGGCGATCGTGTAGGGCGGGGCTGGCTCGAATGCGTCGATGGTCATTGGCTGCCTCCGAAGGCGTTGGAAAGGTCGGGCAGGCGGACGCCGTCATTGGATCCGCGTGTGGGCAGGAACGGCTGGGTGCCGTAGTCTCGCTCGAGCTGTTTCAGCTTGCGGCGCATGGCGGCCTCGGCCTGCGGGTCGAGGAACGCCTGCAGCTCGTCGGCCACCAGGCGCGAATAGGCGGCGCGCACCGGCCAGGCCGATGAGAAAAACGGGGTGTTCTGCCGCACCGTGTTGGCGATGTCGCGCCCCACGGCCGTCGGCTTGCCGTTGATCGCGCTGGTCACGTTCGACGCAACCGGGCCGATGACGTCGCCGATCGCGCCGGCCACGGGCCCGGCCAGCGTCTCACCGATGCCCCCGCCCACGCGGCTCGTCTCGGACTGGAAGAAATCGCCGAAGATGCCGAGCCCGCCACCCTGGAAGGTCGCGGCCAGCCAGAACTTCCCATCCGTCATTGGCCGCGGATCGTTGCCCTTGGCCAGCTCTTTCAGCTGGATCGCGAGCGCGCCCAGGACCAGAAGCATGGCGGACATCTGCGCCGCATACTTCGCCTTCGCGACCGGGGTGGGCAGGTTCATAAACCGCCGGTACTGGCCCAGCATGAGCGACATGGTGAAGCTCTTGTAGGCCGTCGAGGAGCGCAGGAGCTCGCCTGAGAAGCTGCCGGCCGGGGCGGTGCCCTGCAGGAGCGCGCGGCCCTCGAGGCTGGCCGTGGGCACGGCGAACTCGAGCTGCTCCTGCATGGCCATCTGCAGGCGCAGCGCCAGGCCCTCGGCCTCGACGCGGGGCAGGGCACGCTGTGTTTCCAGCCAATAGAACGGCGATATGAAATTCGCCCCGCCTGGTTCGCGGAACTGGGTCGAGGGATCGCGCAGGAGATCCCAGTCGGCCGCCGTGATGCCGCGCGCCTGGAACAGCTCGCGCAGGGGCGCGTCGATCTGCGCGAAGGGCCGCCCGGCATTGTCCGCCATGAAGCCCGCGAATTCCATCTGGAACGCGATCTTGCGCATGTCGGTAATGAACGAGAGGCCGGTCGCCCGAAGGGTGAAGCCGGCCAACCGCTCGGGGATCCCGGTGCCGAACATCTGGCCGAAGAACCGGGCCGAGCCGCCGCCGGCATCCGCCAGGGTCTGCGCGACATAGCCCATGCGCGCGGCCGTCTCGCGGGTGGCATGGCTGGCGGTCAGCTTCACCGATCGGGCGAGCACGTTGCCCGCCGACATGCCCATGGTCTGCGCCGCCATGGTGATCGTGGCCACGTCCGTGACCGATGACAGCACGGCGCTGCCCAGCTGGATCGACGTCAGAACCGCCCGGGTGCCGCCGAAGAACCGGGCCACGGCCACGCGCTCGGCGCGGTTGGCGGTGCCGTCCTGGTGCGCCAGCATCGCCTTGGCGACGGCCGCCTGCGTGGTGACGCGGGCCTCGAGCTTGGGATCGCTGAGCGCGGCCGCGCGTTTCCGGCCCACCTGCTCGGCATAGGTCAGCCCGGCGCGCGGGTTCGGGCCCAGGACGCGCATGAGGGCGGCGTCGCGGGCCATGCCGTGCAGGCCGTTTATCATGGCCGAGAAGGGGTCGGCCGTGCCGAACTGGGCGTTATAGTCCAGCCAGTCGGAGCCGCTCTTGAAGTGCATGACGCGGTGCTCGCCGCGCTGGTTGTAGAGTGCCTTGCCGCCAAAGCTCAGGGATGGATCGCGATCATCCCAGCCGCCCGACACGATCCCGTCATAGACATCTTTGAGGAACCGCTGCGTCGCACTGCGCGGCGGTACCTGGCCGGGCTGTGCGCTGAACGGCTTGCCGGTGGAGAGATCAGGAATCCTATCCCAGGCGAGGCGCGTCTCGATCGCCTGCGCCCAGGCGTCGAAGCCGGCGCGGCGCAGCTGGCCCGCGTCATGGGCATGGGGCACGCCATAGTCGGCCAGGTTGCCGATGTCGGCGCCCAGGCTGTTCAGGGTGCGGCGCATCCGCTGTTGCTGGGCCCGCACTGCCTTGGCCAGCGTGGCGGCCGAGGCGCTGCCCGTCGCCTCGCCGTGCAGCTCGCGCACCAGGTCGCGCAGGAGCGCCTTGTTGCGGGTGGATCCCGTCACGCCCAGGCCAACCTGCTCGAGCACCTGGCGCAGCCCGGCGTTGATCGACGCCTCGTAAGCCTCGGTCAGCGACTGGACGCTTTCGCCTTTGAAGCCGCTGCCTTCCGAGTAGGCCATGAGGTTGCGGATCGCGAGCGCAGGATCTGGCGAGGTTTCGACCAGGTTGCGGATCCGCCGCATCGCCTGCAGCTGGTTCACCACCTTGTGGTAGCGCGACCGTTTCGCCTGGGCGGTGGCCTGTTTCAGATCCTTGGCGGCCAGAGCGGCCGCCTGGCCACGCGGCATGATCGTTTGGTACCGCGCAAAGAGCTGGTCGAACGCCTTCCGCGCGGCGATGCCGCGGTTGCGGTCGATCTCGCCGAAGTCCACTCCACGCGCCAGGCAGTCGGCCATGCTGGTCATGCCGCCACCCCCGTCGCTTCGATCGCGCAGGCTTGCACGAAGGCATCGAATTGCGCGTCCTGGTCGAGATCGTCCAGGAGCTCGGCCGCGGTGCGGGTCGTGCCGTCGGTCAGCTCGACCTCGAGATCTCCGAACGCCTGGCGCAGCTCGGCGGTATTGACTTCGCCAGGCGCGGCCTCCATGTTAGAAGTGTCCCCGCGAGAAGGAGGGACATTTCCCATGACATTCGACAGCTTTGTATCTTGGGAGTACCGCCCTGCGGTGCTGTTTCGGGAACCTTCCGGCGCGTTCGTGGCGCTCGCCATGCTCGAGCCGGGAACCGACTGGGTGTCGGTCGACGCTCTCGACGTAGCCCATACCGCCAACGTGCTCGGATCCGAGGAAGCGTTCCGCGGTTTCTTCGAAAGAAGCTGGGGCGCGCTCGACATTCCGTCGGCCGAGAAGGCCACTGAACTGAGCACGTCCCGGTCGGCTGCGGCGTAAAGCGCCACCTCGCCCTCGTATAGCTCGATCGCGCGCGGATCCCTGCGATCTAGGGCACGGCGCTGCGTGTAGGACGCGGTCCCCTTCTTCTTCGCGTCGAACATGCCCCGGGTCCAGATCTGGACCTCGCTCAGCATCCCGTCGTCATGCCGCACGATCAGCTTGCGATCGACATAGCCCTCGGGTTTCCTCGCCCACCCCTCATCGACCAGGTCGAATTCCTCGGCCAGCTGCGCGACCAGCTGCTCGGCCTCCTCGAGATCGGTCACGATGAAGCCGCCGCGCGAAACGTCGGTCAGCTGGCGCGGGCTGGCATAGCTCTTGCGGGCGAGCTTTTCCTCAGTGGTAGCCCGCTCTTTCAGCCCGGGATCCTTGAACGTGATGCCGAGCTCGCGGCCGATGCGGTTGCCGGCCTCGCTGAGCCTGGCCTGGGCATCGGCCGCCAGGGTGTAGAGCGTGTCGAGATCATCGAAGGGCTGGGCCATCGCCAGGCGCGGAACGAAGGTGACCGGATCCGCCTCAGCCAGGATCTCGGCCGCGGCGGGCGCTGCCGGCGTGCGGATCTCGGCCGCGATCTCCTGGTCGGCCGCCTCGGCCTCGAGCGATTGCGCGCCTTCCTCGTAGCCCTCGTCCACCAGGTCTGCGCGCAGCTCGGGTGCCGCGCCCCGCGGCCGGCCGATGTCGTCGGGTAGATCGCCGAAGATCTTCGGGTCGATCGCGCGCAGCACGTCGGCCGGGCCCGGCCCGTCGAACATGCCGCCGGTCGCGCCGGCCTTGCGTGCATCTTCCGCGTAGCGCGCCAGGAAGCCTGCGACCTCGTCGGCCGGGGCCGCCTTGCCCTCGCGCCAGAACTTGCGCACCAGGGCGGCGGTGAGCGGTGCCACGGGGCCCTCGAGGAGATCGACCTCCTCGAGGAGCTCGGACACGGCCCGGGCGATGCTCAGCCCTTCGCGGCTCGACAGCTCGCGGGCGGCGCCGATCAGGCGCATCGCGTCCAGGACATAAGGCGAGACGTCCATTTCAGGGCGCACCAGGCCGGCCTCGATGTCGGCCCGCAACGCGGCCCAGCTGGGCGCGGCGCGATCGAGCGCCTCCATGAGCGATTTCAGGGGGCCGGCGTCCGTCTCGGTGAACCGGGCCAGGATCTCGGAATCCGGCCAGGCGCGGGCAAAGAGCGCCTCGCGCAGTTGCCGCTGGCCCAGGTTGTTCAGCACGCCGCCCTCGCCGAACATCGCATTGCGCGCCGATCGAGGCAGGCCGGAAAGGGCGGCCTTCACGAACTCGCCATTCGACGCCGCGGTGAGCGGCTGGGTCGGATCGAGGCGCATGAGCACCGGCGATGTCATCGCCCGGCTCGAGGCGCGCGCGACTTCCGTGGGCGTCATCTGCGCAACGCCGCTGTCCTGGGCTTCGACCACGAACCGGCGCAGCTCGTCATCGGAGAGGGCGCTGCGCCGGCGGGCCACAAGAACGGGACGCTCGACGCCCTCGGGGATCGCGAAGCCGGCTGCCTCGATCTGGCTGCGGTAGGCGCCGCTGCGATCGGGGAACTGGTCGTAGGCCCGCGCGATCGCCGCCACGCGGCCGTTGCCGCTTTCGATCATGCCGTCGGGCCCGACGATCGGCGCGCCGCGATCGGCCGTCGGGGCCGGCATGAGGCGCATGGGATCGAGCTGGGCGGCCGTGTCGGAAATCCAGGCATCGGATGCCTGGCGGCTGCGATCGCGCGGCTGGAAGTCTCCGCTCGCCGCGCGCAGCTGGGAAATGTCGAGCACCTCGTATTCGACGTCGATCCGGAAATCTTCGCCGGCCGTCACCTGGCCCTCGCCGGTGTAACCCCGGGTCGTCGGCGAATAGGGGGCAGCATCGCCAGAGATCGCGACGCCGTCATGCTTCGGCACGGCGCCGCCCTCGTACTGGCGCTGCAGAGAAACCGCATATCCGATGCGCCGCTCGAGGTGCGGGATCCCCGGGCGCTCGTAGTATTTCGACACGAACGCGGCCGCCTCGCGCGCGTCCTTCGCCTGGCTGATCCTGGACCAGGCGCCGGCCTCGCTGGTCTTTAGCTCGTGATCGACAAAGGCGATCTGCGTGTCGAGATCGCTCGGGCTCTTGCCGCGCTTCTGCGCGAACGCCTCAAGCGCCCGGCGGCGGTCGTTCCACTGCGCGATTCCATAAGCCGCGCCGCCGTCTCCAACTGCATCGGTGCGCAGGCTGGGCCCGCTCTCGACCATGAAGTTACCGACAAAGCCAGAGGCGATATGCGGCTCGTAGCCCAGCTCGAGGAACTTGCCGAACACATAGCCCGCCCGGTTTGTGCGGGGCGAGGCATTGCCGGCCGGGGTGTAATCAAACTTGATCGGGCCGGCTGGCGACTGGACCTCGTTCGGCGGCGGTGCGATCACCTCCTGCACGGTCGGATCGCCGCGCAGCTGCGCCTCGGCCGTGTCGACCGCAACCTCTGCGTCGATCTCGTCCATGTCGGCCGGCTTGGCGTCCAGGACGCCGCGGCGCCGGGCGGTGAGCATCCCGTAGCCTTTCAGGATACCCACCACGCCGGTGGCAAAGGTGCCGCCCAGCAAGGCGCCCATGCCGATGCGGCCGAGCACGTCGGGCGTGGGCAGATCGAGATCCTCGGCCACCTGGAATTCGCGCGGCAGCACGGCCGCCTCGCCGATCGCGCCAAGAGCGGCCTCGCTCACGATCGTCCGGAGCGCGCCGCTCGAAACCCCGAAGGGCAGGAGCATCAAGCTGGTCTGGTCCGTCATCGCCCGCGCGGATCCGCCCAGGAACTCGGCAAAGCCGCCGCCCGGCTGGTCGAGGATTGACTGCGCCTCCTCGAGCTCGGCCTTGCGCTCGCCGTCGATCGCCAGGTCGAATTGCTCGCGCGAGAGGGGCAGGGTGCCGTACTTGGTCGGGTTGGTCGGTACCTCGCGAGAAACCTCGTCAAGGACCATGTCCTCAAAATCAATCCAGTTGTTCTCGTAATCCCACCGGCGGTTCTGGATGCGCATCTTCGCTTCCGAGCCGAGCATCCCGTACATTTCGGTGGCGAGCCCGCGGCGCTTGTCCTGGGTGTAATTCCAGGCATCGGTGCGGATCGTCTCGGCTTCCCAGGCGGCGCCCATGACATCCCAGCTGCTCACGTCCATGTCGGGCGGCGCGGGCAGGTTTTCCTCGGGCAGGGGCAGATCCGTCACTTGCCAGCCTCCCGGATGAGATCGGAGAGACGGAAGCGGTAGGCGCGGCCCTTGGCATCATCGGCCCGGCGCACGGTGTAGGTGCGGCCGGCGACGGTGTAGCGGAACTCGTACACGTCGGCTTTCTCGCTCACGCGGTGCAGCTGCAGCGAGGGAAACAGGTCGCGCGGGGTCTTGCCCAGGTCGGGCTTGGCGCCATCGAGGCCGGCGGCCGCAAAGGCCCGCATGGGATCGGGCGGCGTTTCCATGGCGCTGCTATCCCAGCCGCCGATCGAGGGATCCCACCGTTGCCCGTCCAGGTGGCGCTGCAGGTTCTCGAGGCCGGCCTCAACCTCGATCGCCGGCACGCCGGCAGGCAGGCTCACATAGGCGTCGCCGATCGGCTGAACGCCCCCGATCGTGAGCTGGCCGTTGGCATCGGGTACCGCGCCGGTGACGCGCTGGATCGAGCTCGTGAACAGATCGAGCGCGGCGGGATCGTCCATGAAGGCCGGTGCCGTGTCGCCCACGTCGGTCTGCGAGGCGCCGGCACCGTCGGCATAAAGCGCGGTCGCGGCCGCCATGATCTCGGCCTGCAGGGCCGGGTTGCCGTCGAAGGCGCCGCCGGTGACTTGCGACAGGATGGATCTCTGGTTTGCCGGGCTGGGCAGGTTTACGGTGCCGAGCGCCTGGCGCTGCTGGCCGCGCAGGATCTCGGTGACAAGGGGCGTGTCACCAGTCGAGACCAGAAGCGACAGGGTACGCGCGAATACGGGATCCGCCTCGAGCACCTTGGCCACGTCCTCGGCCTTCCTGGGATCGGCGGCCAGGATTGCCTTGGCCAGCGCGACCTTGGGGCCGGGTTCGGCCTTCGGGTCGAGGATCGCGCGCAGCTGCGCCTTCTCCTTGGGGTCCACGATCGCTTGCGACTTCGTGTAGCCCTTCTCGGTCACGTAATCGTTGAAGGCGATCCGCTTTGTCAGGCCCTGCACAAAGGCGTCGGGCGAAGCCTCGTCAAAAGCGGGCAGCTCAGGAACCGCCATGCCCGCGGCCCGGGCCTGCTCGACGCCGCCGGTATTCCAACCCTTGGCCGCTTCCTCGCGCCAGGAGCGGAGCACCACTAGGCGTTCATTCTCCCATTCTTCTTCGATCGGCCGGGCTTCCTCGGTCGCGATCGCCGCATCAAGCTCGGGCACGGTCATCTGCTTGATGTTCGGGATCTCGCCCTGCAGCTCGTAGGCGGCCTTTGCCTTAGCCCATCCCGGCCGGGCCTGCGCCTCGGGGCTGTAGAGGAGCGTCAGGTCGGCGGGTGTGCGGCCGACGCCCAGGATGCTCGCCATCGTGGCGAGCCGCTTGTCGAGATCCGCCTCGGCCTCCTTGGCGGCCACTTCGACCGCCTTGGCCTCCTTCGCGGTGCGCTCGTCGATCGAGCGCTGAGCAAGGATGCGCAGTTTGGTGACGTCCTCGCCCAGGTCGTTGTAGGCGCCAGCCTCGGCCGCGGCCAGGAAGCCCTCGGGATCTGCCTCGATCTGTGACGCCGCGCGCTGGCTAAAGAGCCGGGTCCGGAGCGCCTTTTTCTCGGTATAGACCGCGGCCGCGTCCATGCCATTGGCGGCCGCCCGGGCGTCGATGTCGGCCTCGCCCTGGGCGATCAGGGCCTGCAGGGTTTCATCGTCGGTCGTGGCGCCCTGCACAACGATCTCATCCTGCAGCGCCATGCTGGTCGCGGTACGTTGCGACTGGCGAAGCCCGATCGCCTTGTAGCCCAGGGCATCGGCGTGGCGATCGGCCAGGCCAGTCACGGCCATGTCGAACCGATCGGCGATGCGCTTGTCGACGCGGGGCAGGCCGTTGTCGTCGGCGCCGGTGAGGTACTTCTGTTTCAGCTCGGCCACGCGCTGCGGCCAGAGGGTGTCGATCGCGTCCGGATCTCCGAGCTGCTCAAACTCCTGGCGCAGCTGGCCGAGATCTCGCGTGACGTCCAGCTGCAGGCGCTGCGCCTGGCGATCGAGCCGGTCCCGCTCCATCGCGGTGCCGATCTGCATGGCGGCGCTGCCGAGCTCGGCGACGGCCGAGCCTGTGTCCCGTGAGGCAACGGGCACGTTGGCCGAGCGGCCCGCGATCACCCCTGCCTTTGGAACGGTCAGCGTCATCAGCCGAGCACCCTCTTGTCGGTAATGCCCGGCCAGAGCTCGGGCGCGGCCGTCAGGAGCGAGCCGGCGGCGCTGAACCGGCTCTTGATGAACGCATCCTCGGCCTGGGCCTTCACGACGCGCTGCGCGCCGGTCAGCTCGCGGCGCTTCGCCTCGCCGTCAGATCTGATCGCCTGGCTTTCAAAGCTCATTTCCTGCGCCGCGGTGCGGCCGAGAAGCATGGCGGTGGGGCTGTCGAGGCTGATCCCGCGCTTGGCGAGCTCGGCGCGCTGTTGCGCCGTCGCCGCGCGCCATTCCTGGCGCTTGCGCATGTCGGCCGTGGCGGTGAGCTCGGCCTCGGTCTGCGCCTTGGCCTGCAGCTCGGCGATCTGCTCGTTGCCGGCATCGACCGCCAAGTTCCCCTGGGCGAGGGTGCCCGCGATCGAGGCGACGGTGCCCACCACCTGCAGCAAACCGCCGAAGGTCAGGCCGCCCGCGGCCGCGCCGGTCGCAGCTGCGGCCGTGGCGCCCGCGGCCGTCGCGCCGCCGATGCCGGCAAGAGGGGCGAGGAGTGCCGGGAAACACATTAGCGGCCACCTTCCTGGACAATGGGCACGACGGCCGTGACGGTCATCGGCGCGCCGCTGTGGGGGGTGAAGCGCAGCGATTGCTGCAGGGCCTGGCCGGTGGTCAGCTCGATCTGTGCCACCCCCGAAAAGGCGTCGGTCAGATCCGACGACACGACACGAGGGACCAGGGCGACGGGCTTGGTGAGGCGCTCGACGGGCGGGAAATCGCGCTCGATCCCCTGCACATAGCCTTGGGCGGTGCGGTGCAGGCCGATGCCGAACTTGCTGTAGAGCCGCTTGCGCCGGCCCATGGTGTTGCCGTCGTTGGCCTGGGCGACGATGTCGAGCAATTCCACCTGGTGGCTGTCATCGAACAGCCCGATGCAACCGCGCGTGACCGGCTCGGGCAGGACGATCTCGCCGCCTTCCGGAACCATGATCGGGCCGAACTCGCCAACATCGGTCCAGGCAAAGACCAGCTCGCCCACAAGGTGGGGCAGGCTGAACGTATCGGTCGCCTCGCCCAGGACGAACTGCTTTGCCGCGAAGAAATGACAGGCGTCCGCGATCGACTGGATCCCGGTTAGCACGCCATAGGTCAGCGCCAATTCCTCGACGTAGCGCACGGTCAGCCCGTTCACGGTGCGGCGCACCACCAGGCAAAGGACGTCCTGCGTTCCGGTGGCGTCGGGATAGACCGCCATGGCCTCGACAAAGCCATCTGCCAGCGTCAGCACCGCCCAGCCGAGGATCTCCTCGGTCGGGTCATAGATCATCGCGGCCAGGTCGCCGGATCCGCGCCGCACCCAGGCGATCGGCTGGGGCACGCCTTGCCAGACGATCTGCTCAAAGAGCTCAGCGCCCAGGTGCTGGGCCGGTAGGGAAAGGTTGGTCGCCTTGTTGGCGTCCTGCTCGAAAGAGTAGGCCACCAAGAACAGGCGCTGCTTGTTGCGGGTGATGAATACCGGGTTGCCGTCGGGCGCGATCGGCAAGGCGCGCGACGCGCCCAAGGCGCCGTCAAGGCCAAAGACCGCCGTGGTGGGCCCGATCACCTGGGCGCGGGTTTCTGATCGGGTGCTGTATTCCTCGCCCAGGGCGAAGATGTGCAGCCCCGATCGGCCGCGCTTCAAGCTCTGGATCCGGTTCAGGCTGGCATCGCCGGCGATCGCATAGGCGAAGCTGCCATCGGCTTCGGTCGACGGCTCGAAATTGGTGAACTCGCCCACCGTCGAAAACCAGACCGTGCGGGGATCCGTGGGCGTGCCAGCGAAGCACAGGCGCTGGTCATAGATCTCGACAGAGGACGGCCAGCCGGTGCGCGTCGACCAGGCGCCCATCGACCAGCGATAGGTCGGGCTGTCGACGCACGCCTGCGGGATCCGCTTCAACACCGTCGCCGTGGCCGAGGTGGTGCTGGCGACGGCCGTGATCCGCGCGACGCCGGTCTTGTCGGACAGGAACACCCACTTCGTGCCGTTCGCGGTCAGCGCCTCGCCTTCCTCGTGGATCGGCGGATTGGTTCCGGCATTGGTGCCAGCGGTGAGCTGGTAGACATTGTCGCCATAGCGGCGCACCGCGCCCACGGCGATCGTCTCGTTGCTCGTCCAGAGCGGCACGGTCGTATAGGTCGAGGGCTCGAGCTGCACCAGCTGGCCGATGCGGTCGGCCGCGAAATGGGAAAAGTTGGACGTGAGCGTGATCGAGCCGGTGGCTGCGCTCGCCTGGATCGTCAAGCCAGCGTCAAGGTTCTGCGTCCGGAACGGCCCGCGATCGAAGGTTTCGGGCTGGATGGTCCAGTTATTGAGCGCGAACCGGCTGAGCCGCTGGATCGGCCCGAAGCCGTCCAGCATGTAGATGACATCGGCCGACTGGACGAATTGCAGGGTTGCGAGCGCCGCGGTCGAATAGGGCGTGGTCAGCTCGTAGGGGACGCCCGCGCTCAGGACCAGCGCGCCATAGCGCCAGACGCGCATTTTGAGGTTGGTGAACTCGAGCACCACGCTGTCATTTGCCGCGAACACGAACGGGATCAGGACCGCCTCGGCGTTCGACTTGGTCGCACCGCGATAGAGCGTGCCAGGCGCCCGCGTGAAACCACCCTGCGCGAGGGGCAGGAAACCGCGGCATGTGGCCAGGCCGGTCTGGTAGCGCTGGTAATCATACCTGCGGTGCAGGAGCGGGTCGATCTCGCCGCTCGAGAAGGCTACCTGGGGCGGGCTCGTCCGCGTCACCAGCGCGCCTCCTCAACCCAGTCGCCTTGCTCCTCGCCGCCGTCGTAGCGGGCCTCGCTCGCCATGCGGCTATCCTCGCGCATGGCCGCCTCGAGCGTGGCGCGGGCCTTCCCCTCGAGGCCCTCGACTTTCGACTGCGTGGTGAGCCAGCGCGGCGCGAGAAGCACGGCCAGCGCCAGGGCGACGGCGGTCTGAAAGGTTTCCGGAAGGGCCGTCTCGTTGTCGATCCGAGCGGTGTAGCGAATGGGCAGGGGCGCGCGCCGGTTGCAGCGCAGCCCGATCTTGTCCAGGCGCCAGCGGGTACCGCGATCGCCAACCTCGCGCAGCTTCACCAGGTCGCCCGGTACCTCGTAGAACCAAGGCAGGGCCGGGTCGATCGCCATTTCGGGGGCGGGGATCGCTTCGGAGAGGTGGACATAGGTCGAGGCAAAGGACCAGTCGCAGGAGCTGAGGCAGCTGTTAAGCGCGATCGGATACTGATCGGCCGCGTCGGTCGCCTTGTCGCTGTCATCCTCAAAGCTCGAGATCGGCGCCAGCTCGAGAAAGCGGAACGCCTGGGCGGCTATCGAGGATGCGGCGATCGGGTCGGGCATGACGGGCCTCGGCTGTGGTAGGGCCGGGGCCTGTTACGGCCCCGGCCTTTCGTGTCGAGCCCCGCCTCAGCGGTAGCGGTAGTGGAATTCGCCCTTCATCGAACCGGCGCCCGTGGCGTTGGCCGGGCCGGTGGCATAGATCCCGATCGTGCCGCCGGGATCCTTGGCGAGGCCGAGGGCTTCCCAAAGCGCCACGCCGTGCTTGGCGTCGCCCTTGGTCAGCGGCGTCACATAGGTGCCGGCAGATTTCAGGATCGTGATGAGGGCCGTGGGCAGCGCTTTGGTGCCGATGTTGACCGTGGCAAAGCCCCAGGCGTCGACCTTGAACCACGTCTCGTGGCCCAGGATGCAATCGCTCGGCAGCTCGGCCAGGAGGAACTGGCTGGTGGCCAGGTCATCGGCGGCGTTGGCAACGGTAAAGGCGGCGATGATGTTCTGGCCGCGCGCGCGCGCCGGGTCGGGCGTGGCCTCGCCCAGCAAGGGCTGGGTCTTGAAAAGGTCGGACTTCTTCTGAACGACGGGCATGGGATCTACTCCTGCGATGCCAAAAGGGGGAAGGCGGCCGGGGTCAGACCTCGGCCGTCAGGATTACTCCACGCACTCGATGGCGATGACGCCCTTGTCCTCGATGCGGACCGCGTCGATGTAGGCCGACACGTAGCAGTACGGCTTGTTCTTGGCCGAGCTGTCGTTCCACATATCGCCCTTGACGTCCCGCCAGACGCCAACCGCGATGTTGTTCTTGGTCCACATCGGGCAGAGGCGGGCGGTGCCGGCCGCGTTCTTGGGAAGGCGGTTCGTCACCACCCAGGTGAGACCCATCAGCGGGGTCGGAACGCCGGTGCGCAGCTGCTCGATCGAGAAGGCGTTCAGCGGGGTCGAGGATGCCTGCGCGATCGCCAGCAAGTCATCAACCTGCTCGGGGGTGATCCCGCAATACATCTGGTCGCCGTCCTCGATGCCAAAGTCGGCCTTGTTCAGCGTGAGCTTCGCCAGGCGCAGCTTGTCGATCGTCAGGCCGGTGGCACCTGCAGGCATCACCTGGCCGGTGGGCAGCCCGATCACGGTCCCGCCGCGCTTGCCTTCGACAGCGCTGCCGAGGATCCCGCCGTCGGTCACGAGGAATTCGCCGTCAACCCGGCGGATGCCGAGGGTACGGTCAGCCTTGCCGCGGATGACGCGGCGCGTGTGCGTGGTCACAAAGGACGACGTCGGATCGGTCGCCATGGCGAACTTGTCCTCGGTGTCGATGTATTGCCCGCTCTCGATGACCGGCGGGCGGACCAGCCAGCGTCGGCTGCCGGTGACAGGCATTTCGGGGTTCCGGCGGCTGCGGTCCTCGCCGTACTGGTACTCGCCGGCGTTCAAGAGATCCGCCGCGGTCTGTGCTTCGCCCGATGCCGCAACTTCGGTCACGGTACCGGCGAAGGGGTTCTTGGTCTGCTGGGTGACAGCTTGCACCGACGCGGCATACATCAGCTTGTGATGCGCCTCGACGGCCATTGAAATCTGGTCGGGCATGGGCCCCTCCTTTGGAAAACTGACGATGTCTTGTGAGTTTTCGGCCGGGGTGCCCGATCGCGATGCGGACCCATCCTCGAGATACGCTCTCTGGGCGGCCGTCTTTCCGGCTGTCGTCCCGACCGGGCGAGCCCCGGGTGCCGATCAACATCTAGGGATACACGAAAACCGAATCACTGCAACTGGGTCGCAAACGAAAAATGCCCCTCCGAACGGCTCGGAGAGGCATCTTCACGCTTGACAGAGTGCGAAACGCTGATCTCAGGCCGGGATGACGGCAAAGCCCTCCATGTCGAGCTTGACCGTCAAGGCCATTCCGAGCGGCCGAGCCTCGGTGTCCGGATGCGCTGGCGTGAACTCGGAGGGGTAGCGCCGGCGCATCCGTCGGTGCATTTCGATCCCCATCACCAGCTGAACCGGATCGTAGTCCCGCAGCATCATCGCGGCCCGCGCTTCGGCAATCTGCTGCAGCTCGTCCATCGCCATGGCTTACCTCGTGGCGGCCTTGGCCAGCGCCTCGAACCGCGGCTGCAGCTCGCGCATCTTGGCGGCATTGCCCGATGCGAGCGCCTTCTGCCACTCGCTGCCGTCGGCCGTGAACTGGGCGAACTGGGCCCGCGCCTCGGCCGGGGTCACGGTCAACTGGCCGCCTTTGCCTCCACCGATCAGCGCATCCTCGCCCGCCATGTCGGCGATCGCGGCCATGAACTTGATGGTCGAGGCGTCGCCGGTCTTTTCGCTCAGCACCTGGCTGAGGGCCGCGATGTGGTCGGGGGTGAGCCCGGCCTTGGTCGCGACCAGCTCGGCGCCCTGGCGGGCCTTGTTGATGAGCGCCGGGCTCTGATCGCCAAAGTCGCGGCGCAGCTCCTCCATCATCGTCGTCTGTGCGGCCTGCAGCCCTTCCTTTGCGGCCTTGTCCATGGCCGCCATCTTTTCCGCGAAAAGGTTGACGTAGCCTTGGTGGACCTCGGGCGGCACGCCGGCCTCAAACGCGATCTTGCGCGCCTTCGCCTCGAGATCCCCATCCCAGGCGGCATCCTTCGGCCAGGTTTCGGGGGGCTTCGCGGTATAGGCATCTTCCTTGTCGGGCAGCCCCAGGGCGGCGCGGTTGGCCGTGGCCCATTCGCTCCACTTCTGCCCCTCGGCCGGCTTGTCGATGATCTTGTCGATCCCGCGGCCGAGGCGCTGCTCGGCCTGGCGGTGGCCCTTCACGAGTTTGGCGGTGATCTCCTTGGGATCGTCAACGGTCAGGCCGCGCGCCTTCATCCATTCCTGATCTTCCGGCGCATAGTCGGATCCCTGCCACCAGGGCGTGGCGCTCGCGCCTGCAGCTGCTGCCGCTGCGGCGGCGGCGGCGGCCGCTGCGGCGTCTCCTGCGCCGGCATCGCTACCGGCCGCACCCGCGCCAGCCCCGTCGTTCGGGGCCCTCAAGATCAGTTTCTGCCAGGGTCGGTTCATTCGTCATCCTCCATCAGAGTGTTCATGTCCTCAAAGCTCGTGCCCATCAGGGCGAGGAGCTGCACGGCGAAGTCGCGTCGGCCCGCCTCGTAGGCGAGCCGGTGGGGATCGAGCTGGTCGAGCTCGGGGACCCCGTCCTGCAGCGTGACCGCCTGCATCTGCAGCACCCCGCCCAGGCGGATGATGTCCTGCTGCAGGCGGCTGTCGTCCCGCGCGACCTTGGACCAGCGCCGCGCAACCTCGATCGCCTGGGCGCGGCGCGGGAACAGGGCCCGCAGAACGGTGAGGCGGTTCCAGATCATTCCGGTACAGCTCCGACCTCAAGCAGG